CATTCAGATTGCCAAACACCACCCGACCCTGATGCGTTGGGCCGTTAATGTCGTAGCGCACCTTGATGTATTTGCCAGTACCCATCTTCGTCGCCATGATTTCAGCGTTGCTAATCGTTGCGTCGTACCAGCCGGCAGGCAACGGCTCAAAGTTGCGGTCCGATACGGGCAGCGCGGCGATATCAAAAGTCTCATCTAACAGCATTTCAGTCTTTCCTAATAATAGTGAACGAGGGACGCCCAGCCTTGGCGGTGATCGCCTTGGACAAAGGTTTGGTAATTGACTGGTCTGCAGCTTTCCAGGCAGTCATGTTGATTTCAGGTTTCCAGCGAAAGAGCGCGGAGATTTGTGTCTCTAACCCCTCTTCTTCAGCGATGGCGATCAATTTCTCTGCGTTGACTGTCCGATTAATCCGGCCTTCGATCTTGATTGCGTAGGGCGAACCCACGGCAGTCACGTTCTCCGTCCCTTCAAAGGTTTCGGGGAAGTTCAACCGGCAGGCAATTTGATCCTCAATCTCACGGCGATTCTCTACCGCGATCTTCTCAGTCTCTTTGTAGGCAATCCAGCGGTCTGCCAGATCGTCAAGGGTGATGTCATCAAAGATTGAGGTCATGCAGAACCTCCGATCTTCTTGATAATCTCGCCAAGATCAGCGTCTTCCCACACTTCAAGTTTCCCGGACCGATCCTTGGCAAGCCACAAACCATCGCCATCAGTCAGAAGTGCGCGGCGCGTGTTGCCGTCCGAATCTTTCTCTACCCGCAACGCCAAGACCTCATCGAAAAAATAGGGCAGACTCTGACCAGTCTTGTTGCCAGGCATCGATGGGGCATACAACACCCGGCCCATCTCATCTTGAGTTTTTTCTAGCTTGGCGCTCATGTAGACGTGCTTGCCGGGTAGATCGCGGAAGCCACGGATAATGTCGGCCATCTGTTCCTGCATGGCACCGTAAGCTGCGCGGGGATCCTTGTTGACCTTCTTCTCGGTGTTGAGAACCACTTCAGCAATCTCCGAGATGCTGTCTAACGCAACCGATTGGAACTCCTTAGCCTCGGCGCTGCCGTTCAACCACTTGTACGCCTCCCTAAGATCATCCATGCTAGTGATCTCAATGAACGGCAGATTGGTATCGGCAATCGATAGCAACCCACCCTCTGCGCTTAAGATGACCGGCGTAGGTAACGTTGGGATCAAACTGGTCTTGCCGGCACCTGCCTGGCCGTACACCAGCAATTTCACCGCCTGCGCGGTGGCTTCCTTGGTTCGTTTAAGTTTGATCGCCATATCAAATCCCTCCTGAAAGGGCGTAGAACAGGCCGGCACCTGCGGCGATGCCAATCAGCAGTGATACCACTGCGGTGACCCAGAGCGGGTCTTGGTAGTCTTTGTCTTCCATAAGTTCTCCTTGTTTGATGGAAAAACCCATCCACAAACGCCCTGAGTCAGGCGCTTATAGTTAAATTTTTTGCTTCAACCTGCTTGTACTCATCCCATCTTGTTGAGTTGATCGTTGACAACACTTTGTACTGAGCGTGTAAAACTTCAATCTCTCCAAGCAACATGGACTTCTCCCTGCCTGATAGTTTGATAACTTTTTTTTCTGCTCGGCCTAACTTACGCAAAACTTCAGAGGCAGCTTCCGCTGATTGCGCCCAGAGAGACCTTGCAAGATCTAATTCGTAGCTAATTTCAATCATTTTTAAACTCCTGATTGGTTCGTTTAATTTGTAATGTCGGCGCTGAGAACGCAGTCAAAGTTAGTCTTTTGTTTTACTTCTTTCATCGTGTCAAAAGCCTGGACGATGCAATCAAGGCTATCGCGCCAAATGTAACTATCGTAGAGGGTCACGACGATGCTCCCTCCGTGTTTGCGTTCGTCAACAATGCGACGTACCCAAGGCTTCGCATCAAGAATTTTTTGGAAAGTTTTTTGCATTTTGTGGCTCCTTATCTTTACTTGATGATGTAGGCAGGAACGTTTTCGTTGGCGTAGACTTTGACGCCGCCGCGTGGTCCGATCTGTGCCATCAGAAAGAGGTTTTTTTCGTGCTGGTTGATTTCTTCGTTAGAAGCAATCAGGAAGATAGCGTCGTTTTTTTCTTCAACGCTGAAAACCATGACGCCGTTTCTTGCCGAGAAGTCGGAATAGCGGTTGTAACGATCAAGGCTGTTGGTCAGTTTTTGCACCGTTGCTGCCTGGGCTGCGTTCATCTTGGTCATCTCTGTTTTGCTGCACCGTCTGGCCATCAGTTCGTGCAGTTGTTGCTACTTTACCCGTTTCACTTTAGAGTGTCAACACCAAGTTTCAACCGGAGTGGAAAAAAAGTGACAACAGAGGAAGCGATCCAGCATTTTGGTAGCCTGAAGCGGCTAGCAGATGCTCTGGGGGTGTGGCCCCAGGTGATCTACAGGTGGGGGGAACACCCGCCGATGGCCCGTCAATACGAGATTGAAGTCAAGACAGAGGGGAAGTTGCGTGCAGACCATGAGCAAGATTGAAGCAGCGCTGCGCTACGCAGAATGGGGTTGGTGCGTCCTGCCCGTAGTACCAAACGGCAAGATCCCGGCCACCGCCCACGGTGTCAACGACGCGACTAAAGACCCAGAGCAGATTAAGCGCTGGTGGGCGCAGAACCCGAACTTAAATATTGGCATTGCTTGCGGCAGCGCCAGCGGGATCGTGGTGTTTGACATTGACCCACGCAACGGCGGTGACCAAAGTTGGGAACGGTGGGTGTCCGATCACGGGCCTATGCCAGACGGCGCAATGGCGTTGACCGCGGGAGGTGGGCAACATTACTTGGCGTTACACGAAGATAGCGTCAGATCGTGCAAGTTAGCCGACGGTATCGACCTGCTGTCAGACGGGCGCTACTTCTTGGTTTACCCGTCAACCATCGAGGATCGCGCTTACGAATGGGAAGCGTCCAGCGATCCGTTTGATGGCGTAGCGCCAGCCAGAATCTTAGAGCCGTGGATGCCGCATCTCGGGCGTCGCAAGGTGGCACCGACCACCAGCGGCGATCTGATCCAAGGTAACCGTAACGATGGCTTGACTAGCCTCGCAGGTGCAATGCGGTCGTTCGGGATGACCGAAGCCGAGATTCTGGCTGCGATCAGCGTGGCTAACGAAACCCGTTGTGAGATCCCACTGCCATCAAGCGAGATAAAACAGATTGCGCGCTCCGTGGCACGTTACGAACCAGACGGGGATGTGGCGGCAAGCGCCGCAATCGGCTCAGAGGCCGCAGAAGCGCTTCTGGCAGAGCCGCCCACATCAGACTACTTCCTGACCCGCGCAACGTCGTTTCTGGGCCAACCAAGCCCTGTGCCGTGGATTGTGAAGGGTTGGCTTCCCGCATATGCCACAACCATGATGTACGGTGAGAGCGGAGTGGGGAAAACTTTCGTTGCGTTGGATATGGCTTGCTCGATTGCAGCAGGACTGCCTTGGGGCGGCATCAAGACTAAGCCGGGGACCGTGGTGTATCTGGCAGGTGAGGGTAACTACGGGATGCGGCAGCGCGTGGCTAGTTGGTGCAAGCGTAACAACCTGACCAGTTTGGACAATTTGCTGATTAGCAACAAGGCGCTGGACATGGACGCACCGGGCGCGGCAGCGCACGTGATCGCGGCAGTCCGGGCGCTGACCTCGGAACCAGTGGCACTGGTCAATATTGACACCCTTAACAACCATATGTCAGGGGACGAAAACAGTGCCAAAGACACGCGGGCGATGATCAATGCTTGTAACGTGGTCTCAATGGCTCTCAGTGCAACGACCATGCTTATCCATCACCTAGGACACAACAGCGAGGCAAAACAGCGTGCGCGGGGTTCTAGCGCGTGGCGCGGGGCATTGGACGCGAGCATCTTGGTTCACGGCAAAAGCCACGAGATCATTGTTAGCTGCACCAAACAAAAAGACGCGCCAGTGCCAGCAGATCGGTACGGGTGTTTAAGCCCGGTAGATCTAGGGTGGCAGGACGAGGATGGGTTGCCGCTGCCTGGTGCCGTGTTTGAGATGTTCCAAGAGGGCGACCTTCGTATCCCTCAACCAAAGGATGACAAGTTGGCAGAGCACAAGACCAACTTGGAGCGAGCGTGGTTTGTTGGTGGTGCAGAGATCGTAGATGAGATGCCCTACGTTAGCCGGGAGGCGTTTAAGACGTTTCTGCTTGAGCAAGGTGTCAAAACCACGGTGGTCGATCAGCACCTCAAGGCGTCAGCCAGGTCTGGGATGATCATTAAGGATCTGACGGATGCTGAAATAATAGGCAAACACGATAAAGGGTGGTTGGTTAAAGATACAGTGTTAGCGTCTAAACTCATTCTAAAAGTTAGTCCGTAACAACCGTAACACGCCGTAACACGGCGTAACATGTTACGGCGGCAAAGGCGTTTTTACCGTAACGTAACGTAACACACTCTTAGAGTGTTACGGTGTTACGGTACGATGCGGGCTGTTACAGTGCTTGAAGGTTTCACTTTGAGGAGAAAATGACGAAATGGAGAAAATCGAAAAGTCAGTTCAAGAAAAGAAGGCAAGAGGAGGCGCTCGACCCAACTCAGGGCGCAATCCGTTTGAGCCAAATGATAAGGATCGGGAGATGGTTGAGAAGCTGGCTAATTGGGGCGTCGCCGAGCATCACATCGCACCGCTGATCGGCGATGGCATAAACACGACCACGCTGCGCAAGTACTTCATGACGGAACTCGAGCGCGGACGCGCCAAGGCGAGCGCTGGCATAGGGCAGACGCTCTTCCAGAAGGCAATGGCCGGCGACGTGGCGAGCCTGATCTGGTGGACGAAGACGCAGATGCGCTGGACCGAAGCACCGCGCCAGATCGAACTGAGCGGCAATATCTCCATCACCGACGCGCTCGCCCAGGCGCAGGCTAGGTTGATTGAGGCTGAGATCGTCGAGATGGACGCGCCGTTACTCGGCGTAACAGATGCTGTTACGGCTGTTACGGTTGACGTTACGCCTGTTACGGTTGAGTACGTTGGGGGTAACAATGGGGGTAACATCACCGACCGCGGCGAGGAAAACGCAATGAAATCAAGGGGTTAGGCCAATGATTTGATTCCCCGTCCGGCTACCGAACCGGGTCCGGCGGGGCCAACCTAGGGTTTTCCCGTACCGACTGAGGGGGCCGGGTAGGGCCGGCGGCGACCGGTTACAGTAACGGTGGCCCCGCACTAATTTTTTTTTATTTTTCCAAATGCAAAAAACTCGTTATAGCGCCGAAGACGAACAGATCCTGATGACCAAGTTGTGGTCACCAACGATTGCGGACAACCCCGAGGCGTTTGTATTGTTCGCGTTTCCGTGGGGACAAGCAAACACGCCGTTAGCTAAGTTCAGCGGGCCTAGGAAATGGCAGCGCGAGATCTTGCGAGACATTGCCAAGCACATCAAAGACAACCAAGGCCAGGTTGATATGCAGAC